TTTGAAAATCTAGGATACCATTCTTCTCGTTTGTTCTTACCAAATCAGTTTGTGCAATGTCACCACAGAACATTATCTTGGTGTCTTCACCTACTCTTGTTATTATACTATCTAACTCATGAAAATTCAAGTTTTGTGATTCATCCACAATAACTATAGAATTATCAAGTGTTGTTCCCCTTATGAATGAAGTAGACCAGAAGGTCACACTCTCCTGTGCTTTGAGATTACCCCACAACATTTCAAATTCATTGTCAGTGGGCAACTCAAACATATATTTGACCATATTCTTATATGGTATCTGATAAAGTGCTGACTTGTCCTCATGGTCACCAGGTAAGAAACCTATTTCTCTGGTAGATACCAGTGATCTAACCAAGACAACCTTTTGAAATGGTGTAAGAGGATCAAGAACTTCCTTGAGTGCTTGATATAAGGTTATAAATGTTTTACCTGTGCCTGCAGCACCATATAAGAATAAGTTTTTACCCTCATTATATGATGCAAAAGCATGTTTCTGATTAGGAGTAATGGGTTGGACATCTATCATGATGTCTGAATTATATGGTTTCTTTCTCTTCATTTGCTTCGCAGTCATACCAGTGCCAACACTGATAGACATTTTCTTTTTACGTGGCATGTTAGAAGTGTGTAGTTTTTTGTGGTTTGACTTTTGATCCTGGTACTTGTGCTACTTTAGATAACACTTCGTTCCATCCTCCATCAGTTCTACTATAAACGTCTCCTGTGGCACTTACCACACCTCCTGATCCCTTAGACCAATCTTTGTCCCAGTCAGGATTGTCTTTTCTAAATTGATCATAATCTTTCATTGACATGATGACTTCTTTAGTCTCCCCTGTCTTCAAATTTTTGAGTGGATATGTTGGCATATGTTATTGCGAGTGTAGTATTTATTCTGTGATGATAACCTTGCGTTTAGTGTTTTCCTGTAAGGCACCACTAAAGTGCAAAGGTCTACATGTGCACATGTTACATACTTTACCAGGTATTATACTTTTTTTACAGAACAATGTCAACTCTTCGTCACTGCAATTTACAGGCAAACCCTCTACAATATATTCTTGCCATTCTTCATCATGGCTCTGTTCTGTAACAGACAACAACTCTCGTAAGAATGCTGTGTTTGGACACTTCCACAACTTACCATTATATAATTGAGTATTAGTACAAGAGCATGCTCTGAAACTCCTTTCAATATTATTTTGATTATATGGATAAACTTTATCCTCAATTTTTTTTATGGAATTGAACCATCTATCTCTACCATCGTGATGTACGGACAATAACACCTTAGGATGATTGAATTTCATTATAATATCTTCCACTTCCTTAAGGTGTATACTAATTCGTAAGAATACTCTATCGTCCTCTAATGCCTTTTTGATCCATTCTTCATTTTGTAAGAGAAGTAGACCATTGGTGTAAAGATAGACAGGAGAATTAGTATATGATCTACATGCATTTACAATCTCCTTACAACGTGGGTTGAGTAATGGTTCACCACCTATGACAGACACTCTACCAATATCTAGTCTCGGTAAAATAATTTTTATGTCCTCTAACAATGCATCCGTATCTAATTTACTGCTAGGTGCAAAATAATTACTAAAATGATTGCAACCCTTACATGAAAGATTGCAACCTATTGTAGTACTAATGTCCAGTATGTTCAGTCTGGGCAAGGTATGCAGCTCCTATTGATGTGCCACCATCATGTGCTATGGGCATCACACGAATTCGCACATCTAATTCTTTCTGTAATTTATAATTTACAACACAATTGAGAAAACATCCACCAGATAATACAATATTTCTTCCCTCATACATTTTACATAACTCAAGTGCTCTTCTCTCCCACTTCTGTTGCACATAGTATGCTTCATGTTTTCCATAAGCTGCTAATCCCATGACCTTGCCTGCATCTTCCTCATGGAATCCATAATTCACGCAAATTTGTTGATACTCTTTTCCTATTCCAACATCATTTTGGCTAAAATATTTTTTATGTAAGACTTTCCATGAAGGAATGTCAAATATAGATTCTATCTCTATGCCATCATCAGTGATTGATCCATTTGCATCCACGACGATGGCAATGGCATCTTTATATCCAGAATTAAAAAATGCTGATGCAGCATGGCACTTATGATGTTGCGATCTGTAATCATATATTTTAGCATCAGGAAATTTATTTTTAAAAATACTTAGATCAAGTGATGATAATAATTTTTTAGAATCTTTTATCCAGTATGAATCACATATGGCTATAGCATCTACGTCATCAACATACTTTACAAGAGATCTTATAGCGTAATCTCTTTTTTTTCTTGTTATTCTTTCAGACTCAAGGTAAAAATCTAACTTACCATCTCTCATAATACAAATAGATCCATTATTGGACAGGTTCAACCCTAGAACTGAAAATTTTGCGGAGATTTTTTTTCCAGATTCATGTAATTGAAAAGTCATTTTCCCCTGAGTTTTTGTACCTCTGGAAAATAAAGATAGTCTATTTCACTATCCTCAAAAGTTTGAATCGCATCCTCTGGTGTCTCTACTAATGGTTCACCTGACAAATTAAATGACGTGTTGAATAGAAGAGGTGTCTTTGTAATTTGATAGAATGAATCAATAAGAGTGAAGAAATTTTTGTTATCTGTCAAACTCACCGTCTGCACTCTACATGTTTTATCTATGTGTAATACAGCAGGTATTTTTTCGTGAGCATGTGGTTGTGCATCTACAGCGTACATCATGAAAGGTGACTCCGTGAGTCCACCCATATCAAACCAATTGTGTGCATGATGTAGTAAGACACTGCAGGCAAAAGGTCTAAATGGTTCTCTATTTTTTACCATATTCAATCTATCTTTACCATAAGGATCTCTTGGATCATATAAGATAGAACGATTACCCAATGCCCTAGGTCCTGCCTCTGATCTTCCTTGAAATATTGCAACAATTTTTTGTTTATCTAAGAGTTTTGCAACGTCCATTGAACATACAGAGTCGCCTTCAATATCTGACAGATCGTATTCAGGACCTAGGTATAGGGAGTCAATCATTGTGATGATGTTGTGGATAGTCTTGCTCTTGTGCCTTCTGAGTCATGACTGGTCTTTCACCACCACCCTCATGTCCATGAGCAATACCAAGTTCATGCATTCTAGCATGTTCTTTGATCTCATCTCTCAATCCTTCACCACCTTTACCAAATGTTTTATATAAACCATAGATGATTAGACCAAAAACAAGTAGTGCCACGAATACTAAGAAACCTGTCTCAGGTTCAAGTTCTAAGTGTGGTATCAATGTCTCTTGGCACCTCTTTATTTTCTCAGGATCATCCCATGTACCAGGTAATGTGTAGACAGGAGGGCATGATGCAAATAATTTTACCATGTTTTAGCGTGTGTGTTTACTTCAACGGGAGTGTCACTCTCAATGTGATTGTGATCGATTGTATCTATGTGAGCATGCTCTATGTTCAAATGCTCTAGTGCTTGTGCAATTCTTTCAAGTGCAACAGCGATACGATTTGTGTCAATTGGGTTCATG